TCCTGTGATACCACTTTGAGTGGTTGTGAAGGTCTGTCCGACTTCCAGCATTTTGTTTCCTTTCGTTAGTAGTTGTAGGGGACATTATACATGCCCCCTCTGACATTTATAGACCGAAGTCTTGGCAGGTTAGCATTACTGCGTCATCTAGCGCCTCTACTAGTTCGGCTATGGTATCTTCGTCTAGATCTGATACCATGTCGCTAGTTAGGCTTGATGACCATAGCTGTTTTACTTTAGCCATTATTCCTCCTCGTCATTGTAGAGCCACGCTTCTAGGTGGTGTTGTTCAATAATAGCCCATGCGGGTGCGGTATTTCTACCTTTATAAGATACGCCTTCAGGCATAGCAATTTCTCTATCTGAGTCTAATTCGTGATAAGCCTCAAGTGCCTCAATACAAGGTAGCACCATACTTTCGGGAACGGGTGGATAATGATTAGCAGTTAGGTGTATCTTTATAGCAGTAGATAAATCTAATCCTAAATCATAGTTGGCTAAATCGGTAGCAAAATTACTCCCCATCTGATAATACCTCGTTTCGTAGAGTTTCCAATTCGTCAATAGTAGCCATAAGGTCTGAGAATTGGTCTTTAGTTAGAATTGCCTTTGTTGCGCCATCTACGGCGTTTGAGGCTACCATTGTCGCATACATGAACATGGCTTTAGCAAAATCATCTTGCGATAAATTGTTGCGTTCATGGCAGATAAATTGGGCAAGACCCATTGAGTCATCTTCCATAATTGCTTTTTCAGTTGCCTGAATAAGAGCAGTTGCGGTGCTTATCATTTTTTCCTTTCGTTGTGTTGAGGGCTAGATTATAGCCTAGCCCTCTGACATTTTTAGGCTAAGGCTAAGAAAGCCTGCGTAGCGCCATCATTGACACGGGCTAATTCTGCCTCTAACTCATTACGAGTAAATTTGGCAGGATTACCGATAAGTTCGGCTATCATCTGAGCATTCTCATCAGCAAAAACACCTTCAGGTAATCTTGCTACTTGTGGAGCAAAACTTCCATTAGGGTCAAGCATTGATACAAAATCAACACCATCAACGGAAAACGGGTATTTCACCCAATTAGTTGTATCTAAAGACATTTATTTTCCTTTCGTTGTCGTTAGGTTAGGAATTATACATTAGACTACTGACATTTACAATTTGAGCATCGGCGTGTCTTTGTGATAGATCTCACAAATTTTAGGGCATTTTTAATTTGACTCGTAACTGCGTTTTGTGCCACTCTCCTTTGCGGGCCAAGATCTATTCTGTCAAATCAAAACGCTTTTTGTGTTTAAATTTTCTTTTATAAATTTTTTTTGAGGGAATTGGTTGCGCCGCATTACTACGGCGCAGCTCCAAAACTTTTTTAATTCGTGGTAAATTTTGGAACATGATAATTGCTCGCTTTGTGAAATCTTACAACATCAAATCGCTCATTGTCTTTCGCAAACATCTCCGCAAAATCATTTACCATTTTAGAAAAAACGGCTGGGTGAGTTTTATCTGAAACATAGGCGAGAATTCTCGCCGTTTCAACATAGTCTTTTCGTGTCATCATTAAACTAATTCTCCTTCATAGTCTAGGACTTCAAAAGCATCAAATTTATCTAATTCGCTTTCAGATAAATTATTGAGAGATTTACGGAGAGCGAAGATAGCAGACAAATCGTTGTCTGCCTCAACAGTATAAGTAATCAAGACGATTTTTTTCATCTTAGTTAGCCTCCTGACTTGTAAAGAGTTCGGGTTCGGAGAGCAACCCATTATCCCAAATAACATCTCCGCCATCAAGAATTAGTTCGTATGGATTACATACGCAATTCTCAAAATCGTAGTCATCTCCATTAGACCAATAGAGAGTTCCGACACCATTACAAAAATCGCAATTAGCGATTAGTTTTAGAGCATAATCTAATTTACTCATTTAGTTTTCCTTTCGTTCGTTGTTGTCTTGAATTGTAGCAGAAGCCACCGACAAAATAGCGGTGAGGTTTTGCTGGCGTGTCGCCTCACGCTCAGCTTTTACATAATTTCTGAATTCGATCAAATCCATTTTAGTTATCCTCAACTTTCACGGCGATAGTCGCCCATTTATTTCCATTGAAACGGATAGCGTAGGCATTATAGCCGTCAAGCCAGATGTCATCACGCTTTTCGGCAAAAGTAATTTCGCCGTATTGGTATTTTCTCGCAAGAGAGCGAGGATAGTAAGTTTGACCTATTAGCAGGTCTTCAATTGAATAAGTTTTCATTTAAGTTTTCCTTTCGTTTAGTTATTACATTTTAGCAGAGGGGTCTGACATTTTAGAATTCAAGAATTCCGTAGTATCTCTCAAAATCCTCGATAGTCATTAGGCCTTTATACTCATCACAATTACCGCAGAATTTCACATCTTCGGAATAATACTTTTCACAGAAGCAACAAATTATTTTCATTTAGTTTTCCTTTCTTTAGGGTCTAAAGATTACCATAACCCACCGACATTTTCAATTCGACACGCCGCTATTTTTTGTGAGGAATTTCACAAATTTCCAGGGGTTTCTTAAATCGGACGTAACGGATAAATCGCCCGCACAACTGCATGCGGGCAGCCGCCTTTTGTCAAGGCGACACGCCGATTATGACGCTATAAATAGCACAAAAGCAAAGCCTAGCCCTACGCACATTAACAATAGGGCGGCGGTCTGAATAAGTTGCCAGATCATACTAACTCCTCTAATTCTTCTAATTCTTCCAATTCTAATTCATGCTCTAGCAATTCGTCAAGAGATAAATCTCTCTCTGTTTCGTATTCGTCAAACTCTACTGAGTAATTACTCTGTATCGTTTCGTATTTGTATTCATTGACATTTCTTTCCCATGACATTTGATACATTTATTTATTCCTTTACTTTCTCTTTTTCCAAATCTTATACGCTACCACTGACACTAGAACAATTCCCATAAGTAGCCATGAGATAGAGGCGTATCCTTGCGCCCCGCTAATGTGTAATCCAAAAGAGTCTAGCTCTATGCTTAAGTATCTATCCATTTTCTTTTATTCCTTTACTTTAGAATCTCTATTACTAGCATTATGAACGCTGGCACTGCGATTATTAGTCCGATTATTTCTACCACTTCTTTTCCTTTCGTTAGAGGGTCTTATTCGCTAGGCTCACCTTTCGGATTATTTGCTAGGCTCATACCCTTATTTAATTGTTATGTCGTTAGACTATCAGAGGGGTCTGACATTTTCAACTCGACACGCCGTGGGGCGGTGTGTGATTTATGCCACACACTCGCAATGCTCTACATCATAATTATTTTCATCTCCCCAAAAGATGAAGCCAGCTCCCTTACATTCATTACATTCAACTCTGCTTATTGCGTTTATCATTTATTTATTTCCTTTCATTTCTTAGAGTATAGCGTCTGCTACTGACATTTCCTCTATGGTGTAGCCATTGGCTACGAGAGTTTCCATGAGGTAGTTTATTGACCACTCATTGAGCATGAGGCGGTTATCAACGGAAACAAAGTTTCCTTCCTTTTCGGCGGTATAACTAAGTGTAAGCATTATTACTTACCTTCCTTTCTATCTAATAACTTTATGCTATACCCCCCCACTGACAATTACCACCAGACAAATGCCAACAAATCGGACATTGGTGATGTTAATCACATGCCGCTGGTGTGATAGTAATCACATATGGGCGCAGTATTGGTACAAATCGGACATTGAAATATCGTGGATCATACAAAATAAAATAATATTAACATTTTTAGAAATCTGATTTTATAGTTGACTAAAATAAAACAAAAAGATATAATGGACGGGTGGCAGAAAAAAATACAATAACAATATACTGGTCTTGTCCAACTTTTAATTTTCAACAAGATTCCTGGAATATGCTCTATTCAGAGCCAGAGCCAGTAATGAATTATCTGCTAACAAAAAAGAAGCCTATTAAAGATAGAAGGATGAGCGTATTGTCTTGTCCAGCTTCAAATGACTTTTTTAAAAACTTATACGTATTTAGATCAACCATAAATGATAGCTGCACTTGGCCTGAAGGATATTTAAAAGCGGTGGCGGAAGAAATGGGCCCTAAGCAAATGGATGAATCTTTAGACTTAGATCCTTCATATGGAAATAAGATAACTTTAGTATCTCCAAGACCTTCTTCAGTTGAGGGCCATATAGATCTACTTTATAATCTATCTTGGATATTTTTTGCAGATGAGCCATTAGTGGCTAGATTTACTGCTCCATACTATCCACCATTTACCCCTATGGAGGGAGCAATTTTAACAAGCGGGCAGTTTGATATAGGTCAATGGTTTAGGCCTTGGAATTTAAACTATTTTGTTCCATATGATACTCCTGGATTTGAAATAAAAGAAAACGATCCCATATTTTATTTTCATGCATTTACAGATAAGAGAATTGTATTTAAAAGATTTAATTGTGTTCAATCTCTGCAGACACTATACAATGAATTTGTTAGATCTCCAGGAAGATATGAAAGATTTGTTCCTTTAGCCAAGAGATATGAATTAGCTAAAAAAACTAAAACACGAGAAATTATTCTTAAAGAAATTAAAAATAATCTAGTCGACTAGAATATTATGTTTAACGTGAAACATTACTGTTAAACATTTGGGGCGGGGAAGAAAAAGATGCTAAAATATTCCCAGGATGAAGAGTGAGAAGCTCTCAGTAGCTAAGCAAAAAGCTTATCTATATAAGTATATACGGGAATATAAGGAACGAAATCCTTGTGTTGACTGTAAGGTGCAATATCCCTATTATGTGATGGATTTTGATCACGTTCGGGGACGGAAGCACAAAAACGTCATGGAATTAGTTCCATCTCTCAGTAAAAAGAAAATAGATGAAGAAATAGCTAAATGTGAGGTAGTTTGCTCTAATTGTCATCGAATTCGAACACATCTAAGAAAAGAGAAGAAATCAGGATAATGGAGACAGCATTTATCATTGGATGCATAATGGGCATTATTCTTATGGGATTTGCCTTACTTGCATCCTTTAATGATAATAATGATCATTGGAGACATAAGGGGTAATATTCTCTTCTAGTCCGCCGCCGCAATTTTTTGGCACTTTTTTGCAATTTGACGCAATTGCACTATATAAACAATACTATTGACTATACCACCCCAATAATATAGAATATCTTCTAAAGAAGTACTTATATTAAGGAGAATAATGAAGAAGTTAATTAGCGTATCTATGCTTGCTATGGTAGCAAGCTTGATTTCTTTTGTGCCTGCAAATGCTGAAGACTGCAGCCCCCAAAATCCATGTATGACTTATGCAGAAGTAGATGCAAATGGCAATGTCGTAAATGCTATTGTTTGTCAGCCTTCGGTGTGTGATGCTATGTGGGGAGGTAAAAACCCAAACAATGGAAATAAATTAGTTCCACAACTTGCTGCAGATTCTAATGGAAACAACAGAGGCGGGTATAACTCAGGTCCAGAAGTTTCAGTTACTGAATCTCAAGGAACATTTACAGTTGCAGATAGCAGAGATAATAGTGTAAAGACTATACAAAAGCCAGACATTCAGACAGATGTTTCTGCAACTACTACTCCTGTTACTAAGTCAGATGGCACTGCATCACAAAAAGCGACAGTTAATGCTTATAAGAATGATGTTTCTGTAGAAAAATCATTTGAAGAACAGGTTACAGAAGAACAGTTTGAGATTAGCATGAAGAGCCCATTTGATTGGGACTTTTCTCAACTTAATCTTATCTTTAGTGTTTTTGACATTTGGTTAGAAATGCTTGAAGATTGGTTTTTAAATCAGTAATATTGATTTATGGACATTAGCTCAGCAGGCAGAGCGGGAAGCTGTTAACTTCTAGGTCCCAGGTTCGAATCCTGGATGTCCAGCGCCTTGTTAGCTCAGTGGTAGAGCAATCGCCTTGTAAGCGATAGGTCATCCGTTCGAATCGGATACGAGGCTCTCAGGCGGAAATAGCTTAGTTGGTTAGAGCCCCGAACTCATAATTCGGTAGTCGTAGGTTCGAGTCCTACTTTCCGCACAATTACAATATATCCGTAAAATAAGTACCGTTAATATAAATTTTTGAAATTGTAGTTAAAGTGTATGGGCTTGTTCCAGTAAAGACGTATTCTCTAACTGGCTTTGGTGTTGGAGTATCTCCACCTAGCCAATGTAGATCTAGCGTTTGAGACCCTGGAAGATGATCGACATTGAGAATAATATGATTTGCTAGATCTGGATCTCCACCCGAAGGGTCATACCATACCCAACCTGGAAAATGATTTGATGTTCCAACATGGGGCGGGAACGGAAGATCTACCTTAAACTGTCCAGTTCCAAAATTCGTAACAGTAGTCATCTCCAGCAATATCCAGAATGATACTAAATATCCATCTTTGACGTAATACGAATTATAGGCGGGGTGGGAAGAACCTGTTCCAGTAAATACTAATCCAGTAGCAGAAAATGTAGGTGTATATCTTATAGGTGGTAAATATTGAGCATTATTAAATCCTACTGAATTAGATAGCACGTTCTATTACCATTACTGCCGCCGACATTGAATTTGCAGAAGATACTGCATATAAATGTTCATAAGCAGATACTTCGATAGTAAATCCCTGACCTGGATACAATTTAAAGCCATAGTTGCTAGAAGATACGGCAGATGTGCCAAGATAAACAAATCCTGAATCATTGGTATTCTGCACAACTAAAGTATTGGCCGATTGAACCGTATCTACAATTGTTAGCTCTGTTGGCGTTGATGTATTTAGAGACACGTTGCGAGTTCTGATCATATAGATATTATACCTCTCATAAAGGACAAATCCCAATCGGAGGCGGATCCAATTGGGACTTGCTACGCCGAAGCGTATGCACGAGGAGCAAACGGTGGGATGCTACGACCCGTGCAAATCTAAGTATCACATATCTTAAATTTTAAGTCAACTACTTTTTTATTCCCAGGAACTACCCTTCATCCTATTTTCTAAATATTTCTCATCCCCCGTCAAATCGAATAGAAGGGTCATTAGACGGTTGCAGTCCTCATGCTTCCAGTAGAAGTAGCACTTGCTGTCTTTGACGCCGTGGCAATTTCCTAGCTGTTTTTCGAGGTATTCTACAATCCACCTAAGACCTCCATGTGCCATAGCGACATCATCATAAAAATTTTGAAATTCTAAACGTGCTGAGTTCATATATCGAGTAATTTGATCGATATATATTTTATTCATTCCATTTACCTAGAGGACAAAAAGCATCTTGCATTTTTGCTTTTGTGGGCATATGGCATCCACATTCTTTGCATACTCTTAACTTTTTTATAAAAGAGTCACATGCTTTACAGGCAAGAATCCTTTTTTCATATTGATCTTGCTGGACCCAAACAGTATTTGGATTAAATATTTGCCAAGGTCTTACTGGCTCTCTATCTTCTCTTCCGTCTCCCACTGTTCCTCCTGAGAATCTTCTTGCGGGGTATAAGATGGGGCTGGGCCCAACAAATACCCTTCGCTGTGATATTTTATCATTTTTTCAACTTCTTCTGATCCAACTAATTTACTGGCAAGAATGGTCATAACATCGTAAATACGATGTAGCATTATGTAATTAACCATATCTATGTTTTCTGCTAAATCTTTTTTTTCTTCTCTTTCAATCATTTTTTCTTCCTATATCTTCCCAGAATTTTTCACGACCCATTTGGTCTGTTTCTTTTATTACTCCGCCGTCAGTTTCCTCTGATGACTTTTTCCATTCGTCCATACAGTTCTAATCCTATCTCTTTCTTATAATCACATGAAAGGCAGTATAGGTAAATTTTATCATCAATTGATTGATTAGGCATCAAAAGGCCTTGGTCTAATGGACAATCCATTTTCGACACAAGGCCCTGTGATGCAAGGTCTAAATATTTGGACACAATCTGTATCCGCAATTTATCTCCTAACTACTTTGGAAATTGAGTAGCCAACTTCTTAGCTTTGCTAATTGAGTTTGGCCAGGATGACCAATCAATTCCGCCTTTAGTCATGTAATACGTTATCTCTGCGTTAATTACTGGATCAAACAGTAGTACGTTTGATCTCAGTTCGAATTTCTCTCTACGATCATCGCCAAGGTTTCCCAGCATATTGATCTGAAAAATTCCGTAGGAACTGTCTCCAGTATTCCTGTTACCGTTGTATGCCATTGGGCGCCCATTGGACTCCGCCTTGGCAATACCCCAAGCCATTTTAAGAGCTTGTCCTTCAAATCCTACAGCTTTGAGTAGTTGCAGCAACTCTTTATCTGTAAGCATTTCTGAAGGTTTGTATACAGTGTTGCTGAATTTTTCCAGCGTTTCTTTCTTCAGTTGTTTTGCTTGTAACTTTTGTTCTTGAGGAGACACAACCAGATACTGCGCCTTAACCTCTTGAACAAGAGCTTCAGCTGGCTGCATTGTTTCAGGCTGGACTCCGAACAGGAATAATGTTATCATTCCTACAACGGTCCAACCGTGAGCAACTTCGCTCAGCTTTTGTTTGATATTCTCCATCGGGGTTTCCTCCTTTAGAGATAACGAACTACTATAGTATCATTGTTTGACAAAAGGTGTCAAGCTAGTTGACCAGAAAATATTATGCTAATTTCATTTTCAACTCCAATAATTAACATGAAAACTAATAATGGCTATGGTCATGCTGGAACAAAAATAGTAGATTCATTAAAAGAATTAGGACATTCGGTAGGATTTCAATCTCCAAAAACTCCAGTCCAATTAAATTTTTCACAACCAGATTATTTTAAATTACATAGAAATCAATATCAAATAAGTTATACTCCTTGGGAATCAACTATAGTGCCAGAAAGATGGCGTGAATCACTAAGTTTGATTGATGAAATATGGACAACTTCGGATTGGTGTGCAAATGTTTTTGAAGACAATGGATACAAGGATGTTCGTGTTTTCCCGCATGGAATTGATCCTATTTGGTCGCCCCGCCGCCGCCGTGAAGGTGATGTTATAAAGTTTTTGCATGTCGGCGAGCCAGCGCCACGGAAGGCGGGCCAAATGGTGGTTGACGCTTTTACAAATCTTTTTGGCAATGATCCGAGATATTCTTTAACACTTAAAGTATATAAACATAATACTACTAGAATATATAATAATTATATAGATAAGAATATATTAGGTTTACCAAATGTCTTATATAATAATATATATATAATAGATAAAGATATGACTACTGAAGAATTAGTCAAATTGTATCATGATCATGATGTATTGGTCTATCCTTCATATGGAGAAGGATTTGGATTTATTCCATTACAAGCATTAGCTACAGGTATGCCAACAATTTGCACAAGTGGTTGGGCACATTATGAAAATTATCTTGGGCCATTAAAGTTAAACTCAGAATTGATAGATTCTCCTTGGCCATTTCCACATGAAGGAAAAGTCTTCGAACCAAACTATCAACATTTACTTGAACTTATGAGAGATGTATCAATTAACTTTAAAGCTTATTCTGGATACTATTACGCTCAGTCAACTAAAATTCATGAAGATTACAATTGGTTACAGTTGACCAATAATGCCTTTGATCATATATTCAAAAAGTTTTCTTAACCCCTTCCCCTCAGGAATAAAGTTTGCTAGAATTAGACTCTATCTAATTTTTAAATTTAACCGCAAGGCGGAGAAAAGGTGCTATATGTCAAGAGTTATTGAAAATCCATACGAGAATTTTATTGCGTTATCCAGATACGCAAGATGGATGCCAGATGAGAATCGTCGTGAAACATGGGGAGAAACCGTAGATCGGTACTTCAATTTCATGATTGATCATCTGATCAGTAACTATAACTACACCCCAGACAAAAAACTTGTAGATGAACTAAAAGATGCTGTATATAATCGAAATGTAATGCCTTCAATGCGAGCAGTAATGACTGCAGGTGCTGCTCTTGACAGAGATCATGTTGCAGGATATAACTGCTCATTTGTTCCAGTAGATAATCCAAGATCATTTGATGAAACAATGTATATCTTGATGTGTGGAACTGGTGTTGGATTTTCTGTTGAATATAAGTATGTTAACAAACTTCCTGCCGTCCCAGAGTCATTTGAAAAGTCTACAACTGTGATTGTAGTTGAAGATTCAAAGACTGGATGGGCAAAAGCATATCGTGAACTTCTTGCAATGCTTTGGGCGGGACAGATTCCAGCAATTGATGTATCAAAGCTTCGTCCAGCAGGTGCACGTTTAAAAACAATGGGAGGTCGTTCATCAGGCCCTCAGCCATTAATTAATCTTTTTGATTTTACAATTGCAAAGTTTAAATTAGCAGCAGGCCGTCAATTGAAACCTATTGAAGCACATGATATTATGTGTAAGATTGGTGAAGTTGTCGTAGTTGGCGGAGTTCGCCGCTCTGCCATGATTTCGCTTTCCAATATTAACGATATTGAAATGGCGGCAGCAAAGTCAGGCAACTGGTGGGAGAATAACTCTCAAAGGGCTTTGTCAAATAATTCAGTAGCATATTCTCGCAAACCAGAAATGGAGCAGTTTATTGCGGAATGGAAAAACCTCTATGATTCTAAGTCGGGAGAACGAGGCATATACAATGTGGCTGCTGCTCAAAAGCAGGCAGCAAGATGGGGACGTAGAGACCCTGAAATCCATTACGGAACCAACCCATGCTCAGAAATCATTCTTAGACCTTATCAGTTTTGCAACCTTTCTGAAGTTGTAATTCGTGAGAATGATACTCTTAAGGATGTTGAGAACAAGGTAAAGTTAGCAACAGTTCTTGGTACTTGGCAATCTACTCTTACAGATTTTAAGTATCTTCGTAAGATTTGGAAAGACAATACCGAAGAAGAAAGACTGCTTGGAGTTTCTATTACTGGACAATTTGGCCATAAGTTTATGTCAGGCAAAGAAGGTCTAGATAAACTCGGTGAATTCCTAAACAAAGCAAGAGAGATTGCTAGAGATACAAATGTTAAGGAATCAAGCAATATCGGAATCAATGAATCTGCTGCAATCACCTGCGTTAAGCCATCAGGAACTGTTTCACAGTTAACTGGCGTATCTTCAGGGATGCATGCATGGCATTCTCCATATTATATCCGAACAGTTCGTGGAGATAAAAAAGACCCCCTATCAACATTTTTAAAAGAGGTCGGAATACCATATGAGGATGACTTTATGAAACCAAATGATACCTATGTATTCTCATTCCCAGTAAAAGCACCAGAAGGCGCTATTGTTCGTGACGATCTTACAGCTATTGATCATCTTAATACATGGCTTGTATATCAGCGTGAATGGTGTGAGCACAAGCCATCTATTACGGTATCTGTAAAAGAAGATGAGTGGATGGAAGTTGGTGCTTGGGTATACAAGCACTTTGACGAAGTTTCAGGTATTTCATTCCTGCCACACTCGGATCATTCTTATAAGCAGGCTCCGTATCAGGAAGTTACAGAAACAGAATACTTAGAGCTTCTTGCTAAGATGCCTTCGTCAATTCGTTGGGAAGATTTGTCTTTCTACGAAACAGAAGACGGAACAAGTGGAACCCAAACTCTCGCATGTACTTCAGATGGCAATTGTGAGATTGTAGACATTTCCGCCTAATAGGCGTATAATAGAATTAGGGGCAACCCTAAAATTCCTGGGCGCAGGGCCCAGAAATAGGAGGATCTTATGAATCAAGATCTTAACAATGATGGAAAGGTAACAATGCAGGAGAAAATTCTAGCAGCGTTAGCAAGCTATGGCCGCCATTTCCTAGGCGCAGCCATTGCTCTTTACATGACTGGAAATACTGACCCAGGAGATTTAATTAAGGGTGGTATAGCAGCATGCTTGCCAGTTATTCTAAAGGCTCTAAATCCAAACGAAAACAGCTTTGGGTTTACAAAACCAGCCGCATAATTTAATAAGCAGTTAGGACAACTCCTATGCTAAAATGGGCATAGGAGTTTTCCTATTTAGGAGATTTTCAGCAAATGGCAGTACAAAAAAATTGGGAAGTAGATCAAAATACTACTTTCACATTTGAAGTAGAGTATAAAGACCCCAACGATGACCCCATCGATTTAAGTGGTGCGTCCGCAAAACTACAGGTAAGAGATACTAAGGGTGGATCAAAATTAGCCTTTACTCTAACCTCTCCATCTGGTGGAATTACAATAGATGCTCCTAACGGTAAGCTGACCGTTAGAATGACACCAACTCAAACAAACAAATTGTTTTATCCAAAGTCTTCTTACGATTTAATGCTTACCGATTCTAATGCAGTTAAGACAAAACTCATAGAGGGTTTCCTTACTCTTAGTAGATCGGTGACTATTTAATGGCAGAAAATAAAGTAGTAGTTAATGAGACAGTAAATCAATTAAAAATATCAACCCCAGGACCACAAGGACCAAGGGGTAGAACAATTTTAAATGGTTCAGGTGCTCCAGCAAACAATTTAGGTCTTGAAGGAGACTTTTATTACAATACTATTACTACAGATTTTTATGGACCTAAACTGTCAGACTCTACTTGGTCTGGTGCAAGTGTCATTAAGTTTGTACAAGAGGGCTCAGATTATGCCTTTTCTTCTTCTTGGGAGATAGGACAAGTAACTGGGCCAGTAGAGGGAATATACTCAGTAGCAATAACACATAATTTAGGCTTCTATCCAAATGTTACTGTTAAAACAAGCGGGGGAGATATATTGGAAACAGGCATAGATTATAATAATACAAATCAAATAACACTGACTATGGCACAACCATTTTCAGGGACAGCGTACCTGTCGTAAGGAGAAAAAATGGCAAGATTATTCGTAACTGGCATAAATCTGAATAAAAATGAACTTCAGAATGCCAGGATTCAAAACCTCAGCTCTGCGCCGTCAAGCCCAGTAGCAGGTCAAATTTATTACAACACAACAGCAAATGTCCTTTATTTCTATAATGGAACTGAGTGGACACCAACTTCTGGTTCTACAGAAGTAATTCAAGATGTTATTGGTTCTTCCGTAATTGGTGGAACTGGTTTAACAGCAACATATAATGATACATCAGGTGAGACAACAATCGATCTTGATAATACCGCAGTAGCGCATGGTTCATATGGATCAGCAAGCAAAACTGTAACGTTTACAGTAGATCAGCAAGGCAGACTAACTGCAGCTTCTGATACAAATATTTCGATTACATCTACACAAGTAAGCGACTTTACTGAAGCCACACAAGATGCGATTGCCAGCGCTCTTACTGCAGGTGAAGGTATTGATGTTACTTATAACGATGAGTCAAATACTCTAACAATTGATGCAGAGCTCGCTTCAGATACTAATAAAGGTGTAGCATCATTTAGCGCAACAGATTTTACAGTAACAACAGGAAATGTAGCTTTAAATCATGAGTCTGTACAAGACATAGTCGGTGCTATGGTTACAGGAAATACCGAAACTGGTATTACCGTAACTTATGAAGATTCTGACGGGACTTTAGATTTTGCAGTAGCAGATCAGTTCCCATCACACACTACAACAGATCTCACTGAAGGTGCAAACCTCTACTATACAACAGAGCGTGTACAAGATGAAATTAATAATACCATCGTAGCAGGAACTGGTTTAGACAAAACTTATGATGATGGCGCTGGAACATTTACAATTGATATTGATTCAACTGTAACTACAAATTCTGGAACACAAACACTTACAAACAAAACATTAGGCGCAGGAACAGCTCTAAGTGCAAATCTAGATGCTGGTACAAACAAGATTACAAATCTTGGAGCTCCAACAAACTCAACAGATGCCGCAACTAAGGCATACGTCGATGCAGTTTCTGAGGGACTTCATATACATGCTGCAGCTAGAGTTTACTCGTCAGCAAATATTGATTTGTCTACTGATCTTGAATCAGGAGACATAATTGATGGCATTACACTTGCAGCGGGAGATCGTGTACTTGTAAATGGTCAAACCTCGCAGGCGCAAAATGGTATTTATGTAGTTCAAGAATCAGGTGCAGCAGTTCGTGCCACAGATTTTGATACACCGACAGAAGTTGCTTCTGGCGACTTTATTTTCGTATCAGAAGGTACATCTTATGCTAATACTGGATGGGTTCAAACAAATTCACCAGCAACCATAGGAACTGATGCAATTAGCTTTACTCAATTCTCTGGTGCTGGTACTTATACAGCTGGCGCTGGATTAACACTAACTGGAACAGTATTTAGCGTAGATGTAACTCCAACTTCTGGAAATGCATCCTTAATTAATACTGGTGGTGCTACTGAAGTAAAAACAGATACTTCTCGTGGTCTTTCAGTAGATGCAAATGGTCTTGGAATTAATGCAGGATCTGGACTCGCATTTTCAGCTGGTGCCCTAACTCTAGATACAGCAGCTGGATTTGGAGTAGGTAAATATTCTACAGATATCGGAGACGGATCAGCGACATCTTATACTGTAACCCATAATAGGGCAACAAGAGATGTAACTGTTCAAATTTTTGAAAATGGTTCTCCATATGCTCAAGTAGAGGCAGACGTGAAGCATGCTACAAGCAATACTGTAACAATAGAGTTTGCCGCAGCTCCAAGTTCTAACCAATATAGAGTTGTAGTAATAGGATAAAATGTCAAGAAAATTTAAGTCTTTACTGAACTTAGTAACACTGCCTTCCGATCCTAATGGGTCGGAAGGAGATGTGTTTTTTAATACAACAGAAAAAGCCTTAAAGATTCATAACGGAACAGAATGGTATACAATCATTCAAAATACCGATCCCGCTCCATTTTATACTCATACACATACTTACGATGGAGATGTTCATACTGTTAATATTGGTGAACCAATAACTTTTAAAGAAATAAATAATGAAGATCCAGCGACTGTTCAGGAAGAAATTCCTGCTATAATTGGACTTGATGGAGGAGATGTTGCTGGTTCACAACAAGATGCAACTCCAACATTTGAAGAATTAACTCGCTTTGACGGGGGTAATGTAAGTGGCAACTAATTTTCCAAGTTCTTTAGACACACTGAACAATCCTCAATCTACAGACAGCCTAGAAGGACACGCTCAACAGCATACCAATGCAAATGATGCAATTGAAGCCTTACAGGCAAAAGTAGGTGCAAATAATTCAGCAGTAACAACAAGCTTGGATTATAGAATTGCTCAACTAGAATCTGGTGGAAATGTAGGAACAGAGTTAGGGCTAACTGGAAATAATGACTTAACTATAACTGGAATTGAAAATAAAACAACAATTGATTCTTTTTCAAGATCTACATATAGAACAGTAACATACAGTCTGCTAATATCTAGGGGAGCTGAATATTATAGTTCTACTATTTTGGTTCTGGCCGACGGCACAGATATAAATATCTCTGAGTCAAACTTAATATCAAACACTTCAAATACTTTAGCAAATGTTACTTTTGAAGAAAATTCAGGTATAATTTCATTATGCGTAACTCCTGTTAGCTCTGCTGTTACAGCAAGATATTACAGGACTTCGCTTAAGGCATAAATAGGGGGTTGCAAAAATGGCAACAGTAGATAAAAACTTTAGAATTAAAAATGGTTTAGTTGTTGAAGGATCAACAGCTACCGTAAATGGATCAAATGTTCTTACAGAAGGTTCAACAGAATTTATTCAAGACACAATGGCGGGAATGGTAGATGGTTCTCATACCAATTTAACCATTAGCTATAATGATACAACAGGAAAGCTAACCTTTACAGCAGAAAATGGTGTTGCAGATTCAACAACATCAGACCTTACTGAAGGTACAAACCTATATTTTACAGATGAAAGAGCAGTAGATGCAGTAGCAACAGCCTTAGGTAATGGAAGTCATACAAATGTAACTGTTACATATGATGATAATGCAAATAGCATTAGTCTTGCAGCCAACCCCGCATATACAGATGAGAATGCTCAGGACGCAGTAGGTAATGCAGTTGGAAACGGTTTAGATTATGATGATAACACTGGTGCAATTTCGGTAGATCCATCTGAATTTACTTTAAATCAGATCGGAACTGCGGCAGCAGATGTATCTCTTGGTGGATTCAAAATTACAAATCTTGCAACACCAACAGCTTCTACAGATGCCGTTACAAAAGCATACGCAGATTCAATTGCAGAAGGTCTACATGTTCATGCATCTGCAGCTACGGCAACAACTACAAATATTAGCATATCTGCAGATCTTGAAGCTGGAGATGTAATTGATGGTGTAACTCTAGTTGCTGGAGACCGTGTTCTTGTTAAAGATCAAACTACTGCCTCTGAAAATGGTATCTATGTGGTACAGGCTTCTGGCGCAGCAGTTCGTGCTACGGACTTCGATCAGCCAGCAGAAGTTGACGGCGGAGACTTTATTTTCGTAACTGGTGGTACAGTAAACGATAATACAGGTTGGGTACAAACATCAACAGGTGTAACTACAATAGGAACAGATCCTATATATTTCACTCAATTTTCTGGTGCTGGAACATTTACGGCAGGAAATGGTTTAACGCTTACAGGCAATTCATTTAGCATTAATACATCAATTACTGCTGATTTGTCTACAGCTCAAACTCTTACAAATAAAACACTTACGTCTCCATTAGTAGATGGAAATGGAGTGGTATTTGAAGGAACAACTGCAAATGAATTTGAAACAACATTAACAGTAACAGATCCTACAGCAGACCGCACAATTACTCTTCCAGATGTTACTGGAACAGTAATTACAAGTGGAGATACAGGGTCAGTAACTAATACAATGTTGGCAGGCTCAATTGCAAATGATAAGCTTACAAATTCTGCAATTACAATTAATGGAACTTCAACATCTTTGGGTGGAACAAGAACCCTATATACGGATGATATTACTGAAGATGGTTCACCAACAAATCTATGGTTTACCTCACAAAGGGCAGTAGATGCCTTGCAGGCAGTAGTTCCAGACTTCACAGCAGTAGAAGTAAATGATATTGCTAGGCAGGTAGCTGCAACAGTGTCCTTAACAGATACTAATGCTACAACAGCATATTCTTGGGCAAAAGCAGATTACAGAGCAGCAAAGTTCTTGGTAAAATTTGCCTATGGAACCCATACAGAAGTTTCTGAAATTCTACTAAGCCTAGACACCTCAGACAACATTGCAATAACAGAGTATGCAGTAGTAACTACAAATGGTTCTCTTGGCGATGTTACCGCAGATATTGATGGTAGCAATGTCAGGATAAGAGTAACAGCTGGCACGGCAACAACAACCTGCCATGTTGTTGGAACTCTAATACGATAATTAAATAAAAAAATAGTGGGCATATTGCCCACTTAAAAGACGGGGGATAGGGAACTCGTGGCAACAACAAATAAGTCCTTTAGGGTCAAAAATGACCTATTAGTAGACGGTAATCAAATAACACTTGGTACTGCCCCCATTTCTTTTAATACAGCTACAAATAAGCTTCAAATTTATGTTAATAATCAATGGCTAGATGTCGGCGACAGCAGCGATATTTCTTTTATGGATTTAGGGCTAGCAATTGATTATAATGGTGAGCCAATATATACAATGCAGGCTAATGGAGTTGAATCTACCGCTACAAAATTTGCAGACGGTGGCACCCCTTCTTCTACATCGTTTGCTGTAATATTTGACTCAGGTAGCATATCTTAAAAATATAAATGATATAATAGGAGTAATTATGGCAACAGTAAGAATTCAAATAAGACGAGGAACAGCTTCTGACTGGTCTACCACAAACCCCACATTAGCAGCTGGTGAAATCGGGCTAGAAACAGACACCCTTAAGTTTAAAATAGGCAATGGGTCTTCTGCTTGGAATTCAATTACTTCTTATGCAAATGTTGTCCCAACAGACTTAAATAATACTCTTGATGGTTATCTTGAGACTGGAGACCTGGGCGTAACTGTAGCAGAATTAGTTGAGGGCAACTTGTATGTTCCAGGAACAGATATTGAACTTGCAGATACTCATACGGTAACCATTAGCTCTTCAAATGCCACAGATGATAGAACAATTACACTTCCAAATGCTACAACAACTCTTGTAGGAACTGATACTACAGATACTTTAACTAACAAAACTTTAACAAGCCCAGTAATTACTGGTCTTACTCTTAATGATGGAAGCGTTGTATTTGAAGGCGCAGTAGCAGACTCATATGAAACCACTGTAACAGTAACAGAGCCAACAGCAGACCGCACAATTACTTTGCCAGATGCTACTGGTACTGTTGCCCTTACTTCTAACATCCCTTCCACTACAGATGGACTTTCAGAGGGAACTACAAACAAATACTTTACAGACGAAAGAGCTCAAGATGCTATTGGAAATTCCGTTGGAAACGGATTAGATTATGACGATAATACAGGTGCAATATCTGTAGACCCATCTGAATTTGCGCTAAGCGCAGTAGGATCCCCTACAGCAGATATAAATATGGCATCATATAAAATTACAAGTCTTGCAGCCCCAACATCTGCAAATGATGCAGCAAATAAAGCGTATGTAGATAATCTTACTGCTGGACTTAATTTTCATGCTGCAGCTCACGCAGGAACGACTGCTAATTTAGATGCAACATATGACAATGGCACATCTGGCGTAGGTGCAACATTAACTGCCAATTCAAATGGAGCTTTAGTAGTAGACGGACATACATTAAATGCTGATGAAAGAGTTCTTGTTAAGAATCAGACAACAGGGTTGCAAAATGGTATTTATGTAGTAACCACCACTGGAGATGGCTCAACGCCATGGGTATTAACTCGTGCTACAGATGCAGACAATTCTCCGTCAGGTGAAGTTGCGTACGGAGACTTTATATTTATTCAGCAAGGATCGACAAATGCTGGTTTTGGTTACATTGTAAATACACCTGGAACAATTACACTTGGAACTACCTCAATTTCTTATGTACAGTTCAATGCTGGTCAAGTTGTTATTGCGGGAAGCGGTTTGACTGAGCCTACGGCTGGAACATTAGCCGTAGATACAACATTAATTCAAACTAGAGTCACTGATGTAAGTGATACTGAAATTGGATATCTAAATGGTGTCACCTCAGCAATTCAAACTCAAATAGATGCTAAATTAGACTCAACTACAGCGGCATCTACTTATGCCCCACTTGCTTCTCCAACATTTACTGGAACAGTAATTCTACCAAGTAGTACTGTTACAAATGATATGCTTGCGGGATCAATTGCAAACAATAAACTTTCAAATTCATCTGTAACAATTAATGGAGAATCAGTATCTCTTGGAGGCAGCGTTACAATATCTGCTGCCCCTACTCCATCTGCCGTATCTTCAAATATTACGATGCAGGCAAATTATAACTACTTTGTAGATACAAGCGCAGCCAGAACATTGACACTTCCAGCTACACCAGCATTGGGAGATACAATTGCAATATATGATGCTTCAGGAACTGCTGCTACAAATAATATTACAATTTCTAGAAATGGAAATAAAATTAATGGCCAAACAGAAGATGCATTAATTGATGTAGATCAGGCGGCATCAGTCCTTGTTTATACTGGTGCTACAATAGGATGGAAGTTCGACTAAAAGGAGTAGTTAATGACTATTAGAAAGTCATCTCTTCAGAAGTCTTCAGATTATTTAGCTGGAACTTCTGCACAGAGACCAGCATCGCCAGCGGAAGGTACTGAATACTTTAATACTTCTACTGGCGGATTGCAAGTTTATTTGAACGGACAATGGGTTACACGTCAAACACCGCCAGCTATTGTTGCACCAACTAGTATTGTTGCTACAAATTCTCCTGCAAATAGACCATATAATAATGGAAAAGCTTCCGTATCATTTACACCATCTGAATTAGGTGGATTAGTTACAAATTATCAAGTAACTTCATCTCCTGGTGGATATGTAGCAAATGGAACATCTTCTCCAATAGAAATTACTGGATTGCAATCTAATACATCTTATACATATACAGTTTTAGCATCAAATTCATATTCTTCTGCAAATTCTTCAGCCTCAGCAGGAGTTACTGCAACAACTGTTCCACAGGCTCCAACAATAACTTCAGTAACCGCTGGAATGGGAGAAATTATAGTTGCCTTTACACCAAATGCGACAGGCGGAGAATCAATTACTTCTTATACTGTAACTTCTTCTCCAGGAGGATTTACAGCATCTGGATCATCTTCTCCACTGACAGTGACTGGACTTACAAATGGAACAACCTATACTTTTACAGTAACAGCTACAAATAGCAACGGAACTTCAAATTCAAGTTCTCCAAGTAGCGAAATAATTCCTGGAACATTTACTGTTGAATATGCTGTTATAGCAGGAGGTGGAAGCGGTGCTCGAAGCATAGGAAGCCCTTGGGGATCAGGCGGAGGTGGCGGAGGAGGAGGATCTATAACTTCATCTACATTTGCAGCAGGCTCTAGTTATACAGTAACGATAGGAGCTGGCGGTGGCGGCGCAGATCCAGGTCCAGGAGGGACATCTTCTATTATTGGAGGCTCTTTAACGATATCTTCTGGCGGAGGAGGAAACGGTAGTGGAAGTACTAGCGCAGGCGGAGGGGGCAGTGGAAGTACAAATACTGGTGGCGGTGGAGGTAATGGTAGATTTATGAACGGTCAAGGAAATAATGGCGGAGATGGATATCAAACTTCAATTTCTGGAACTGCTACTTATTATGGCGGCGGCGGAGCAGGAGCTGGATGGGGACCTTATGGTGATGGATCACCTGGGCTAGGTGGAGGTGGAGCTGCAAATACTGGAGGCGGGGGCAACGGTTCAAGAAGTTCGTCATTTAATAATGGTGGATCTGGAATTATTATTTTAAAATATCCACAAGCTAGAACTATTTCTCTAGGGTCAGGAGTTGTTGGATCAACTGGAAGTGCTTCTGGTGGATATGTAATTACAACCATTACTGGGGGAACGGGAACAATATCTTGGTCCTAATTAGGAGTAAAAGGATAAAATAAATGGCACATTATGCATTTTTGAATGAAAATAACATCGTTACAGAAGTTATTGTTGGTATTGATGAAACTGAACTTATTGAAGGTTTAGATCCTGAAACTTGGTATGGAAATTTTAGAGGTCAAGTTTGTAAGCGCACGTCATATAATAACAATATTCGTAAAAATTATGCTTCAGTTGGATATACCTATGACGAGTCTCGTGATGCATTTATACCTACAAAACCATTTAATTCATGGAGTTTAAATGAAGATACATGTAGGTGGGAGCCGCCTATTCCTTATCCACAAGATGAAAATTATTACATTTGGTCTGAAGAAAATCAGAACTGGGAAATTCAAAGCGCTTAATAATAAATTTATTGATATAATTGCTATATATTATGGCAATAAAAGGAGGAACTTATGGCATCGTATGCTGTAATTGAAAACGGAACAGTTATTAATGTAATCGTTGCGGAGTCAAAAGAAATCGCAGAACAAATTTCAGGAAAAGAATGCGTTGAACAAACTCACGAAAATCCATTGTCTCTTGATTGGTATTGGAGTGAGCAACATTCTAAATATATTCCTCCCGCCCTTTTTCCTTCTTGGGTATATGATGGAACAACATGGGTAGCACCAGTAGAAATGCCAGTAGAAGAAGGAAAGTTTTTTACATGGGATGAAACATCTGTTTCTTGGATAGCAAACGATATGCCTTCAGAAGAAGGAATTTTTGATGATGATGGAGAAGAAAAAACTGCAGAAGAATTAGGCCATGAAAAACCATTTGAGCAGTGGGTATGGAATGAAAACCAATGGCTCCCACCATTTCCAAAACCAGATGATGGACAAGAGTATGTTTGGTCTGAAAGTCTAGCAAATTGGCAATTAAAATAATTTAATATTATAGCATTGCTTTGTTTTAACAAATATTGTAAAATATATTTATGTCTAAAATTATAAAATTTACTAATATATTAGGTACAGAAGACATATTTCCTCCAGAACCAGCTAGTAAAAATATACCAGAATGGTATAAAAAACTAGAGTCATATGTTGGTGGAGAAAGAGTAGTTAAAGATCAACAGACAACTGCTACCATTAAAAGATGCATGCCCGTATTTGATGCCATATCTTCAGGATACATTATTAAAAGTCAGGCAGATGTCTATGTAACCCAACAGCCAAATGAAGATGGACTTATGGTGCCATTTTATCAGTGGCCAACTTTTAATATGATAGAGTTTCATACTGTTATTCAAGCTCCCAATCATCCATTAAGAAGAACAATGCCAGAAATTTCTGCATATCCAAAATGGATGAACCCTTGGTCAATCTCCACAGAGCCTGGATATTCATGCATGTTTATACAGCCAATGCATAGAGAATCTGTTTTTACTATATTTCCTGGAGTAGTAGATACAGATAAATATATATCCTGTGTAAATTTTCCCTTTGTTTTAAATGATCTATCATTTGAGGGCTTAATTCCAGCTGGTACTCCAATAGCACAGGTTATTCCATTTAAAAGAGATTCATTTAAAATGGAAATGGGGCAAGACATAGATAAGGCTTTAGTCGAAAAAAATGCCGTAAAGGTAAGAACTAGATTTTTTGACTCATATAAGTCTGGCTATAGAGAAGAAAAATCGTATCGATAATAATGGTATGCTATAATTAGTTTATAAATTTGTTTGGCAGGAGGAACTTCAACCATGGCAATTAGAAAGTCTTCAGTATCAGGAACCCCTAAAGGAGCTACAGGTGATCGCCCAGCGAACCCAGCTGTAGGAGATCAATATTTTAATGGAACTTTAGGACGTCTTGAGATTTATACAGGTGCAACAGACGGATGGAAGGCGGTAGGCGGAGAAGTAAGAGTTCCACAGCAACCGACAGCAACAGATGTTGCAACAAATCGTGCATTTAATAATGCTGCCGCAACTGTTGATATTGTCGCTAATTCTGAAGGAGGAATGCCAACTTCTTATACAATTACATCAAGTCCTGGATCGTTAACTTTTTCTGGAGCATCTCCAATAACAGCTACTGGGCTAAGTTCAAATACAACTTATACATTTACAGCTACGGCATCAAATGATTTTGGTGATACATCTGCAGCATCTGCAGCATCTTCTGCAATTACAGTTACTTCTGTGCCACAGGCACCAACAGTCGGTACACCATTAACTGTTCCTGGTGCAGCATACGGACAAACAACATCACTAGATGTTCCATTTACTGCTAATGCAAATGGCGGTAAAACAGTTACATCATATGCTATAACAGCTTCTCCAGGAGGAGCCGTTGTAAATGGAACTACCAGTCCTTTTAGATTTACTGATTTGACTGGAGGGACAACTTATACATTTACGGCAACAGCAACAAATGCAAATGGAACTTCCTTATCAAGCTCTGCTTCAACAGGATTTGTTGCAGCTACAGCGCCAGAGACTCCAACATTAGGAACACCTACTTTATCAGGAGCAAATCAAGTAAGTCTTCCTTTTACTGGAAGCAATGGCGGAGCAAACTATACTGGATTTACCGTAGTAGCAAGTCCATCAATTGCATTGACAGTAACTGGATCAAGTTCTCCACTTACGGTAAGCGCAGACTATGTAATGAATCAAACATATACATTTACTTTAGCAACTACAAATTCAGTAGGAACAAGTCCTACATCTGCTTCTAGCTCATCAATTCTTCCGAATAGAGGGTATACGCTAGAGCAAACTTATAATACGTCTACAACATATACAGTTCCAGAGGGAACCACACAACTTGCAGTTTATACATTTAGCGGTGCCGCTTCTGGTTCTGGAACATCAGGAGGAAAAGGTTCATCTGGAGTAGCATTTAAAGATTATAGTGTAACTCCAGGACAAACATATTCAGTTACAGTAGGAGCATCAAACGGAAGTAGCTCATTTGGAAACTTAGCATCAGCAAATACTGTTAACTCTGCATTAAACTCAAATGTTAGTGGATTTACTACAGCAACAGGAGGAGCAGGCGGAGCACAGGATCAAAACGGTGTAGCTGGAGGAAATCTAGTACTTACTGGAACTGGCTTGACAACCTATACAGCAGGCGGCGGCGGAGGCGGAGGAGGAACTGGCTGTTCAAGATTCTTCATGACTGGTAATACTAAATACGGTAGCGGTTGTGGAGGAACCTCTGGAGGTAGTTTATATACTCAAGGAGGCAATGGCGGCGGTGCTGGTTGGAATGGATACTATAATGGTGGCGGATG